TCTATCATATCCCTTGTACTTTTGAGGGTCATTAGAATACCCTTTTTGGTTAGGCTGTTGAATAAGACTACCTTCACCGCAAAAATGGTTTACGCATACATTAGGGTTAGCACTGACAAACAAACAGTCGAGAACCAAAGGTTCGAAGTCCAGAAATTTGCAACGGAAAAAGGACTTGTAATAGATAAATGGGTGTCCGAGAAGGTTTCCGGCACCAAAATTGCTAACGATAGGAAATTAGGCCCGCTTCTCAAGAGGATGAAGAAAGGCGACACTCTAATCATAACAGAAATCAGCCGATTAGGAAGAAACCTGATGGGTATTATGTCAATGCTTCACCTCTGTATGATTAAGGAGACTTGCGTTCTTACTGTCAAGGAACGTTACGAATTAGGTAATAACATCAACAGTAAGGTATTGGCATTCGCTTTCGGTTTATCCGCTGAGATTGAACGTGATTTGATCAGTCAGCGAACCAAGGAGGCCCTTGCTTACAGAAAAGCCGCAGGAATACGACTTGGTCGGAAAAAGGGGGATAAAAACACGCATTACAAGCTTACAGGAAAGGAACCTCTCATTAGAACTATGCTCGAATATGGTTATTCAAAGGCAGCCATATGTCGTAAGCTTAAATGTAACCCTAAAACATTGGATGACCATTTGCGGAGAATGCATGTCCTACATAAAAATTAAGTCATACATTACTTTTGCCTCTGTTTTTAAATTCATAGTTATGGCAAAAGCAGAAATCTTATTCAAGGTCATCCGCAAATGGGAAGGTGGATGGAGTGACCACAAAAATGACAAAGGTGGCAAAACCAATATGGGGATAACCTTGTCTACGTGGAAATCATGTGGTTATGACAAGGATGGTGACGGAGACATTGATGCGGATGATTTACGCATGATTACTCCGGATGACGTTTTTCATGTTTTCAAGAAGTATTATTGGAACCGTTACCAAGCGGACTTCATACACAACCAGTCCATTGCGAACATCTGTGTGGATTGGGTGTGGGCCTCCGGACGTCCCGGTATCACAAGGGTACAACAACTACTGCAAATCAATGTAGACGGCATCGTAGGTCCTCAGACGGTTGCAAGTATCAATCTGGCCAACCAACGGCAGCTGTTCGAAGCTATCAAGACAGACAGAATCCGGTTTATTGAAGAAATCTGCAAAAGAGATCCGTCGCAGCTTGTATTCCGGAAAGGATGGCTGAACCGGATCAATGATTTCAAGTTCTCTGTCCGTTGAATTCTTGTCCTTTTTTCCACTCTTTTCAGCCTTTAGTTTTGTGTCCGGAACTAAAGGCTTTTTTATGGCAATAACTGAAGAAAAGAGTTTAATGACCTCCGAGAAATTCAATCGAGGAGTTGAGAACTGGACGTGGAAAGTCAGGAATACCTCCGTAAATATTCTACAACGGACACACGCAACCGGCAGATTGCGTAGGGAACTGCAATCCCGTTGGCTGAAAGACCGTGAAGGTGGACCGGCTTATGTCGGTCTGGGTTTCCGCTTTGCCCGGTATGGTGCGTACCGGGAGTATGGCGCCGGGCGTGGATATATCGTCAAGAACGGAATTATAATGAAGGGACATTCGGCATGGAGCGATAAGAAGAAACGTCAGGAACTGCGTTCTCTACGTGTTTCTGAATATCGTATCCGGCGCATGCGTACCGTTGATGAACACTATGCCGTTATCCGGCGAAGTCCCCTACCCTGGTTAGACCCTCCCATTGTGGATAACATTGAATCACTGGCTGATTTATCCGGAGAGTATTACGGTGACCAGGCACTCAAGAATGTGCTTCAGAAGTTTGATAAAATAACAATTGAAAAACGTTATGGCAAAAAGTGACAAGACTGTCAAAAGAGGTGTCTACTTGTACATCGATGGCAAGGAAATTAAGAATGACATCAATTCCATTGATTTGGAGATGAAACGCCTACAGCGTGACATTAAGGAAATGACACGCGGCTCTGAGGAATACAACCGCACCATGGCGAAGATACAGCATCTTCAGGGGATTTTAAAACAGCATCGCCAGGAGATAAAAGGCATCACCACCGAAACCAAGAAAGCGACTGTCAGTATTGGCAGTATGGTGGACTGGTTCAACCGTTTCGGTGGAGTTATCTTGTCCGTAATAGGTTTCCTTACCGGTTTTACCCTTGCCTTGCGCGCCATCAGAGACGAACGCAACAAGTTGGAGGAGTCCCAGGCCGGGCTGAAAGCCTTGACCGGACTTGATGATGACAGCATTGCCTGGTTGACCGGCCAGGCCAAGACGCTTTCCACCACCATGACAAAAGAGGGCTTGCGTGTCCGCCAGTCGGCAGCCGAAATCTTGGATGCGTTCATGCTGGTCGGTTCGGCCAAACCGGAACTGCTGGGAGACAAGGAGGCGCTCAAGGCTGTTACGGAGGAAGCCATGCGATTGCAGGCGGCAGCCAAAGACATCACCCTGAACGAAGCGGTTGATTCACTTACTTTATCACTCAACCAATATGGGGCAGCGGCAGACCAGGCTGGACGGTTTACCAATGTATTGGCTGCCGGCTCCCAGGCAGGTTCCGCCAATATCGCAAGCCAGGCAAAGGCTATCCGGAATGCAGGTACCGCAGCGGCTTCGGCCAATGTTCCCATTGAACAGACGGTCGCATTGATTGAAACGCTTGCCTATCGGGGTATAAAGGATGAAGTGGCCGGAACGGGATTGAAGAAATTCTTTCTGGTTCTTCAGACCGGAGCGGACGAGACCAACCCTAAAATCGTCGGGTTGGATAAGGCACTGGAGAATCTGAAGAACAAGAATATGGATGCAGGCGCCATCAAGAAAATGTTCGGGGAGGAAGGCTACAATACCGCATCCGTAATCCTTCAGAACACGGAGATGGTGAAAGACTTCACCGCTGCCGTCATCGGTACCAATGTGGCGTATGAGCAGGCGGCCATAAACAGTGATACCGCACAGGCCAAACTGGAGCAGGCACGCAATAAGATGAAGCTGGCAGCCATTGATTTGGGAGAGAAACTGAATCCGGCTCTGACGGTGAGTACGAATATGCTGACCAATGTGCTCAAATATTTACCGGGATTGATTGACTGGTGCAAAAAATGGGGTGGTACTGTATTGTGGCTTAGTACGATATTGCTTGTATATGCTACCCGGCTGAAGATAATTACAGCATGGTATTCCATTTGGAATTCACTTACCAAAATTGCGACAGTTCTCAATTTGGCTTATGCCGCATCAATGAATACATTGTCTGGTTATACAGTGACATCATTTGGAAACTTGCGTAAATTATCAATGCTCATGCAAGGACATTCTGTTTTACTTAAATCACTACGTACCGCCACTTATTTATATGCCGCTGCCGTGCAGGTTTTACACGGGCGCGTTGATTTGGCTGCCAAATCGCTGAAAGCAGCTTGGACTATTATGTCCAGCAATCCGATTGGCTTACTGGTTACATTAGTTCTTGCAGCAGCTACCGCATCCTACAAACTGACACAACGCACCAAAGCTTATTACGACCTAAATAAAGTCAATGAGAAAATTACAGAAAAATCAAATGATGAATATGCGCGTCAATCATCACTGATTGAACAGTTGACCACCAAAATACACAATAATAATCTTTCCAATTTTGAACGTAAAAAGGCAATTGTACAATTGCAGGCTATTATTCCGGATTATAATGCAGAGATTGATAAAGAGGGCAAAATCATCAATGAAAACACAGAGGCACTTGACCGATATAATGCTGTATTAGCAACCAATATCGAATTAAAAGAGGTTGCCGACGAACTGGATAAGCACCGGATCAACCTGATGCGCCTTCAAAAATCCCCGGCATTGAGTGACAATTCACCGATGGGGTCGATGGCTCGCGAGGATGTTCGCAACAAGATTTCCCAAGAAGAAGAGATTGTTGAATCTTTAACTGCACGTTATAAGAAACTGGTACAAGAAAAATGGAAAGCATTGAATCCGAACACTCCTAAAAACAATCCCACCGGAGGCAATGACGGTGGAAAATGTCCGATATGTGGAAACAAACCTTGTACCTGCGATAAAAACAACACTACCAAAGACAAGTTCGCCCAAGCTGAAGCCGACTACTACCGACGTATCGCTGACATCAAACGGAAGTACCTCGCTGACGATAAGATGACCCAGGAAGAATACAACAAGCAGATGCGGGATGCAGAAATACAACTGCTCAACGATAAGCTGAAGGTCAAGGGGCTTGAGCCTTCAGAGATTCAACGTATCAATGACCAAATACTTGATGCGGAAATAAAGGCGCGTGATGAATTGCGCAGGCTTGATGAACAGTCTGCCAAGGATGAAGAGAAACGCCGTAAGGAGCAGGCAGAAGAGACGTTTTCCCGTTTGGACAAAGAGTACCAAATGCAGGTGGAAGCTGCCGCCATGTATCATTATGAAAACAGGACTTCCGAGGAGGAGTATTTCAATGAGCTGCGCAGACTGCAAGATGTATATTACCATAAGGTTCTCAATGACGCGGCAATCAGTGAGGAGAAGAAAAACCAGGTACGTGAACAGATGCGTAAACGTAATCTGAAGGATGCCCAAAAAGATGCTGAAGAAGAAAAACGGATTGAACGTGAGAAGTTTGACATACTGTCTGACCTGGCGAAAGGCTTCGGAGAGACCATGGCGCAATTCTTCACGGACTCCGAGGTGTCTCTCAAGGACTTCCTGAAGAATATTCTTACTATGTCGCTTGATGCGTTGGAACGTATGATGATTATGGCCGTTACCGAACGCACCATCAAGAATATAGGTTCACTCGGCTTCGTAGGTGTAGCTAAAGCTGCCGGAGAGATTGCTCTGATAACTGCCGCATTTGAGACAGCCAAAGGGCTTATCTCCAATTTCTACACCGGCGGCTTTACTCCGTCCGGTGACTGGAATCAGCCGCAAGGTATTGTACACTCCAACGAGTTCGTCGCCAACCGTTTTGCTGTGGCCAATCCGAATCTGCGACCGATATTCGACGCCATTGACGTGGCACAGCGTAGCGGTAATGTCGGTAATCTGACAGCTGAAGACATAGCGGCTGTGGCAGGTTCCGGAAAGAGTACACGTACCGTACCAGCCAAAGCACCCGCTGCCAGCGCCACAACGACGACCAATGATCCGGCTATGGTGGCGATGCTGATAGAATGTACCCGCGTATTGCGGAAGCTTAAAAACAGGCTGGATGATCCGCTGGTGGCGGAAACTTATGTTACCGGCAAACGGGGTATCAACCAGGCTCAGAAAGAGTATCAGAAGTTGAACAACAATAAATCACGCAACAAGCAATGACAGAATTATACATTGACGGGCAGTTGGCCACCCTTCCTGAAGGGTTCAACATCACGTTCACCTCCGAGAATCCGTATTTCACCCGCAGTTCCAATTATTCCTTGGACATAGAACTCCCCATGCCTGCCAATCATGCCATATTCAAGCACGTGAACAGACTGGATGTGACAAAAAAAAAGACTATCCTTCCGGCCACACTCATCGTTGACGCCAGATGCCTGCTTTACGGCAGTGCGGTTTTACTCTCAGTAGAAGATGCACTGGTTAAGGTACAGCTCGTATCGGGTAATGCGGAATTTAATCTGCTGACGAATGATGATCTGTATATTGACGAACTTGATTTAGGTACAATCAGTTGGCCGAACAACAATCAGAACCGTTTCCAGCCACCTGCCAATATGGTGAACTACTACGGTTCGGTGGACGACATTGAAGCTGTATGGTTGCCGGTGTTCTATCAGGAAGCCAAATGGGAGAATCTTCAGAACGATGTAATCTATGAGTTCGGCACGAACAATTTTACCCTTTGCCCCTATTATGGCCGTCGATGTGTACAGCCATACCTTTTGACAGTCATCAAGAGAATAGTGGGGCATTTTGGTTATACGTTCGATACCTCCTTCTTTGATAACAATTTCTTGCGGAACGTTTATGTATGCAGCGCGGTAAGCAGCAACCGGGTGGCCGCCGCATTGCCGCACTGGACTGTTTCCGAATTCTTTGATGAACTGGAGAAATTCCTTTGTGCGGTTACAGTGGTCAACGAACGCACCAAAGTGGTGAGTCTCGTAGGGCTTAACGATTATTTTACAGAATCCGGAAAGGAGATTATTCCTGCATCCTCCCTGCTACGGGAGTTCACTGTGGATATTGAAGATGAAAAGAATGAGAAAGACTTGAGCACTGGCAATGTGGGCTACAATCTGCCTTCCCATACGGATGACGGCTATCTGCGAATTGAAAGGGACATCATAGAGGCTGCATACAAACAAGAATATGATTCTTACGATGCAATGCTGGCCGCATACAACGGAATGGGTGACAGTGACAAGAAAAGTACAATCTTTATTGTTGGTAAACGGTATTATATCAACTACAATGAAAATGATAAGAATACGCTGCGTGAAGTCAATTTGTATGCGGATTTAATCCGTGACCCGGAATCGTCCGATGTAGAGACCTCACTCGGAATCGTCCCGGCTAAAATTATTCAGTTCAATGTCGGTGTGTATGGCTCTGTAGCTGATTACGATTTGTCCCGTCCGTACACCTCCATGGTATTGAACATACCCGCGGTGGGCTACCAGGCTACTGTTGCCAAGCAGGAGCGCTTCAATGTCCAGGAAGCCATAAACGGTGACGTGGAGCTGAAGGAGAAGCAGGAAAAAAACGGGCATATGGAAGTGGCTGTCAATACCGGTAAGTTCAACCGGCAGAACGTAACTTACAGCGGTCAGACACATGCCTATGATTATGCCTATCCTTTTACGGACTACCAGCAGAAGACCGGAGCACAGCTCACGGACTTCCTTCCGTATTCCCTAAGCTTGAACGATGTTTGTCCGGACAGTGTCGGACATCGGTTGTCGACACTCAGTCTGTTTCACTCCAATATCCCTTACACAATCCAGTTCCAAGCCAATAAGCTGCCAGATGTGAATAAGGTGTTTCTTATAGGCAACAAGCAGTATTTGTGCGAGAAGATTGAGACGGAAATAGATGTTGATGGTTTGAACAAGGTGCTGAAGGGAACTTTTTACCGGATAGAATAAAAAATCCCCACAGTGGCTCGAAGCTGCGGGGACAGAATGTTCAATAAAACGTCTATCAAGCTATGGATAGCGAGCCTAATTTGTTACAAATGTCGTGGATGGCATTATTAAAAATCAGCCTGTCCTGTTCACTTAGCGTATAGACACGGCCACGTACCTTGTAGCCATAAATACGCTGTTGCAGCCAAGCCGTACTTTTCCCGAAATAATTACGGGCGATATAAGAGATTGGCACAATTTCCTTCATCTCCTTTATCTTCTCCTGCAAGGCTATTGTACGGTTCAGCTCCTCCGCTTCTTTAGCCAGTTCGTGATACCCGTTCAACAGCCAGTCGGCAATAGCTTCTGAATCGGCTTTCGTGGTGTAATGTTCTTGTATGTACAAGAACTTCTGTTGGTATTCCTCTTCCTTGTTGGTTGAATCTCCATTTAGAATGGCGGTAAGTTCCTTCAGTTCGTCATTGATTGTTTTCATAAGCAAATTTTTTTTGCCCCCTCTTTTCGTCCGAGGGGGCTGTTTTTACTTTTCTAATTCTTTTAGTTTGGTTTCCAGCATTTTTATCAGATGGTCTATTCTCAATTTTTCATCAAGTATGGCGTTCATCTTCTCTTCCGGTAACCCTTTACTGTTTTCAAATGCCCATTTCAGCATCTTTTGTTTCAACCTTAGCTCGGTTAGCTTCTGGGCAATTAGCAAAATCTCTTTTTTGTTTTCCATTACTTCCTTGTTTTATTGAACACTACAAAGATACATAGTATTTTTGATATGTGCAATAAATACATAACAAATTTACTATGTGTTATTGTTTTTTATAAATTTGCACTTCTTCCATTTCCAGGGATTTTCCGTATCTTTGCAACGCCCAATACCAACATAGCTATACATTTATCAATATGAATCCCTTTTCAAAACGTAATCCGTAAAACCGGGTTAAGGTGTGGCTATACCTTTGGGCGCGTTTTGATAAGGGATTCGCCATATTAATACTATGACTGAAAGACAAATAAGGATAGCAGACAGACTGCTTGGAATACTGGTAGAGCATGACGGGCGTGTCAACAAGGATAGCGCACGCAGCCTATTGCTTAAAGAGTTTGCTGAAAGAATGGATAGGATAGACATCAACTTCGTGTTCGACACGTTGATAAACGACTATAAGCTGGTTGCCCTGCTTGGTGAAGGTTGGCTCCGACTGACACCGGAAGGACAGAAGATGGCACACAGGGGGATGAAGAATTATCAGCGGAAACTATCCATAAAGGAATGGTGGAAAGAAAGCAAGACCGCTGCCATTCTGATTTCTTTAGTTTCTACACTGATAGGGTCTCTCATTACCGTTTTAATAACTGCATTATTAGGATAGTGAAAACGCTCCCCAATATGAAGGGAGCTACTATGAACAACAATACAAAATATAATTTGAACTTTTTCTCCATGGATGATTCCTTTTTCACAAAAGTACTATAAATAATTGAATATGAAACGAGTTTTATTTCTATTTAATGTTACGTTGTCGCTGTTGATTACCTCTTGTGTATCATTGGATCAAATGACTGTAACAGAAGTCATAGATTATTCCAGGTTCTTAAAGAATGGAATTTATGTAACTGAGTCTAATAATGTGGATTTTGATTATACGCCAATAGGAAGTGTGGTTTCTGTAACAAGAGGAGCCATTCGAAATGCTTGGTCGTATTCTGTAGATACAGAAAAAGCATTTTCTGATATTGGGAAAAAAGTGAAAGCAATAGGAGCGGATGGCCTTATTAATATGAAAATATCTAATTCTTACATCAACTCTTTTTATTATACTACGGTTACTGGCATGGCTATTAAACGAAAAAAAAACGATTTTAAAACCAATGTAACTTTTCAAGAGAAAATTGGAGAAATAGATAATATTAGTATAGAAGTGTTAGAAGCATATAGCAATGGAACTAAAATTCTAACTTCTTCAGAAATGACTAAAGAGCAAATAAAAAAGGCATATAAAAAATTCTTTTACAACCAGCAGCAGGTGCAATTTTACACTCAAGAGGGATGGAAACAAAAACACGCTTATGCCGCAATTATAGACAAACAAATTATGGATTACGAGACTAATGAACTCATTCCATTGGATTAGCAAAAGAAGAGCGGAGAAACAAAAAATCTCCGCTTTTCTTTTGCCATTTCAAAATAAACCTGCATCTTTGTAATGCGTTACATTTTGACAAGGCGAGATTGTTCGCCAACTTTTGCCGTTGGCATTTTTTATGCCCAATGGTATCATATAGTTCCGACCCCCGTGTGGAGTGTTAATGCACCCACTGCCTTGTCAAGGTGTAACGCAACGGGAAAGCGGAACTTTCTTTGTCTATAAGTTTTCCGATTTTTTGGAGAAAGTTCCCTTCCCGTCTTTATTGGAGCATTGTATCATTCAATATATTGTTTTATTTAAATAGCGTTACATTATGACAAAACAATCTCAAAGCGCCCGCGGACGCTATGTATCCGCAGAGAAGGTTCAAGAACTGTTTGCCCAGCTGGGTATTGAACTGTGCGCCGGACGTAAACGTATCCGTGCAGCACGTAGTGACAAATCCATTTCCATCTATGTCAATGGTGGGACAGTCAACATCACCTTTAATGAGAAAGGAGGCAAAGCATGATGTTCTTTGTTTACCATCTGCAGACCTATTCCCCCAAGAACCGGGCATGGAAAAAGGTTATTGATTATGTAGAGAAGTATAAAAACGTTCTTATCAAGGATGAACTTTCCCTGGATGCACTCAAGCATGAAATAGGCGATACGGTCAACCGCATTAATGCTGAACACCCGAACTTGAAGCGCATGAAATGTACTGCTACCCCTTTGGGACGTGATTGTACCATACGTATCGAGGCCCATGTCATAAGTGGCGGATGCCCGGACACGGTATTCTTTCTCGATATTTGCAAGGTACGTTCCGTTTATCAGTTCAGTGAGAAGGCAAATATGCTGGAACAGAAAGGAGGTGAGGCATGAATGATGAATTCTTTATCACCAAGACTGTGGATACAGGTAGTGGAGGTACCAATTCGGTGAGATATCAATTGTATGCACGCAACTGTGATGGTGAGATTAATGATATAGGCTATGAGGAACTGGTGCGATTTAACAAGTTCCTTACTAATTATTTAAAAAAGGAGGAGGGCAGTGATCATGAACAATCATAGGAAAATAGGTTTTCGGGCATACAATGATAATGCTCAGAATTCAGAGGAAGATGAACAGAAGAAAAAACAAGCCGAACGGCAAAAAGCCATAGCCGATTTTATCGGCCATAACTATTCGCCTATCGGTGCCACTTCGCAGAAGTGCTATAAAACCACAGTCGAACTGGTGTACGAGTTGTCGAATATCGTCGATGTCGCTCCGATGGAGCTGGCCAAGCAGCTGACTGATGCCAGATACCATGTGGAGTACCTGGCAGGACAGCCGTATTGGGTGCTGTATGAGAAGCCATAAACACATTAACCGGACATTTTTTTTATTTTTGAAGTCCTTGCTCGTGAGAGTAGGGGCTTTTTTTTAAAATATACCATCGTAATTCTTTATCAGGCTATTCGCTTCCTGAATATCGTGCGGTGTATATATGTCCGTCATGAGGATGCTGCTATGTCGTGCCTGGTCACGTACGCTCAATACGTCATAATGCCGGAGCATGTTGGTTATTCCGGTATCCTTCAATGAATAGAACTTGTACTTTGCCGACAGCTTCAGGTCTTTCCGTACATGCCGTGCCCACCAGTCACGGAACATCTTCTCGGTCCGTTCCCTTTTTCCCGGCTTCAGTCCGTCCGAGAACAGGTAGTAGTCTCCCGGGTAGTCGAATATTTTCAGGTCGAGCATGAGATGGATGACCTTTGTTGGCAGCGTGATGGTGCCGTCCTTCCGGTTCTTGGATATGGTGTCCTCGACAAAGATGGTCTGTCTGGCCAGACTGATGTTTTTCAGTTTGAGGCGTGTCATTTCTGCCGGGCGTATGAAGCAGTAATACAGGATATAGCTCGCCAGCAGCATGTACGGGTTCTTCTCGAGCAGATAGCCATGTATCTTCTGCAGCTTGTCCTCCTCGATGACACACCTTATCTTCTTCTTTCCGCGCCGTCCAAGGCTGCTGATGCCTTCGGTCGGGTTCTTGGTGATGTAGTTGTGGCTCAGACAGAAGGTGGAGAAGGATTTCAGGAATCCCAGGTAATTGTCACGGGTAAAGGCGGTATTGTCCCTTGTGATGTAGACCTCGTCCAGAAGCAGGACACAGAAATCCTTGTCGAACTGGTAGATATAGGTGATGGGCACTTTCTTCTCCTCGTTGAACGTTTCCATATTCCGGAGGTAGGAGGAATACGACTTGATTGTTTCCTGACGGTAGCGTCCGTCGCGCAGCATCTTTGCAAGGAATGTGCGGTACCGGTCTATGACTTCGCTGAAGAGCATGTATGCGGAGCCGGACTCCTGCTCTATCCAAGGGTTCCAGCCGACAGCCAGCTTTTCCGATATGCGGTTCATGAAGTCCTTGGCATACTTCCGCCTTTCCTTGATTGAATCAATGTAGTTGAGCTTGAATTTCTTGCGCTTCATGGCTCCGGTGGCCGGACAGAAGGCATAGAAGTCAATGTACCAGTCTTTGCCGGTGTGCAGCACCGGAGGTGTGTAACTTTTAACTTGCTGACAATTAGACAT